AATCCTGCTGGCGTGGGCGATATACAAGGCGAAAGGAAACTAAAGTGTACGACTCAAACGACAACTGTTTAAATTGTTGTGCGCATATCAGCGAACCACACGACCCCGACTGTTTAAACACAGTCTCGTGTGGCGACTGCTTACAACCCGACTGTATCGGGTGCGAGTAGGCGCTCACGCGTGAGCGTGTGATATGCTTCACCCATTAACCAACAAGACGAAAGGAAACCTATATGTGCGGAATAGCGGGATACTGCTTAGACCCTAAGCATTACTCACGCATCGCGACCCACGATATTGCGGGTCAGATGCTTTACGACATCGAACACCGAGGCGGCGACGCCACGGGCGCGGCGTGGATTAACCCACGCAACGGCAAGCGCGTTATCAGTAAGGCGCCCGTAGGCGCTGGCAAATTCGTGCCTAGTGCTGGCGATAAGTTATGCGCTGGCGCTACTAGTGCGATTCTTCATACCCGATTCGCAACTCAAGGCTCGAAAGACATCGCGGGAAATAATCACCCGATTCCACGCGGTCGCATCGTGCTACCCCACAACGGGCATATCAACCACGACAAAGAACTATTCAAGCAACTAGGTGTACCTCGCGTTGCTCAAGTAGATTCAGAGGCGGTCGCGGCTCTCGTTGCCTTCAGCAAAGTCAAGCCGTGGGAATTCCTCACGGAGATTTACGGCACTGCCGCGCTCGCGTGGCTATCTGCTAACGATTCCCGCACGCTTCACCTTGCCCGCGTTAATTCCTCGCCGTTGTGGCTCGGTCAAGCCCACACAGGGTCGCTGTTCTACGGCTCAACTCAGGAGACAGTAGAGAACGCCGCGATTATGTCCGACACCGAATTGGATTGGATATACGAGAGAACGAGCAGGAATGGGCGGACGAATTGGATTACTTCAGCGCATACAACCAACACCGCGCCCGCAAGTACGCCGATTACTACGCCAACTACAAAGGCGACTTCGACTTCTAAGAGTCAGACCTACGAGAGAGACCCGCTTCGGCGGGTCTTTTCTTTTGCCACAAATTTTGATCAAAGTGGCCAGCTCGGTACTTATGTTTAAACAACGAGGAATGTCTGGACATTATTGACGCTCAGTCTCAGGGCGATAGATTCAGTGTGCGTTTAAACGGGAGACCTAAAACCAGACCAGACAAACCAGGAATTACAGATATGTTTAAACGAGAACAAGAGAAGAGAAGATTTCAACGGGAGTATTCCAGGCGAGGATTGTTCACGCGTTTAAACAAGAGTATCCAGAGTCGGGATCAAATGTCATTGACGATGTAACGAGAGTGTGGGAAACTTAGCGAGCAACACAAGACGAAAGGAAAACAGATGCCTAAATATGAAATCTATATGCGTTTCAATTATGTTGTCGAGACAGATGACATTGAAAAGACGATGAACGAGTTTGAGTTTCCGTTATTTAACGAAGCCGAAGCAAAGTTTATTGACAATATAAACACTTGGAGAGAGGTTCCAACTGTTGATGTAATTGGTTACTACACAGATGAACTCAACTGCGTATCGTGCGCGACCGAGGGAGAGCCAGCGACTAGCGAGGCACTGCCTGATGGATTTACTTGCGCTACTTGCGAGGTGGTTGTGAATGTCTGAGATAGCAAGATGCGCTGAATGTACAGATGAACTTGTACTACAAGATGGTTTCGCTTGCGTAAAGTGCGAGAATGTTCTATGCGGTTACTGCTGTGAAGTCGAGGTGAGGAATGAGTCACGGAAATAATCACGAGAATTGTTGGCGTGATTGCGAGAGACACCCTGAACTAGAGTGTTTTGTTTTCGATTGCCCTGATAAAACTGAAGCTGAATATGATTGTGAGGTGGGAGTATGAACTACATTAAGAACGAAAAGGGAAGGTTGGTTTGTTGTTCTTGCGAACGCGACATAATGGAACACCACAAGAAGCGGTGTCCGTATGCCTAAGTGTGGAGTTTGTGGCTGGTCGTTTTCTGAACGCACACTTACCAAGCACGCCGAAACGGCGTGCGGGCAAGAGGATATTAAAGCGGGTAGATATGAACCCGAACTCGATGACTTAATCAGAATGGAAGAGGAATTCTATGGCAAGTAAAAAGATTTTGGTTTGGGTAAGAACTCCGCTAGGTGCTACCCTTGTGGAGCAAGAACAACAGACGGAAGGGAAGGAAACTATGGGACAGATGATAGATAGAGAGACAATGATTAAGTACTTGAAAGATTATCGCAAATATCTACGCGATAAAATGAAAGAACAAGACGGAGCAGATATGTCTTTCATACAATTTCAAGGTGCTATCAAGGCAGTGGACTGCTTGATTTACGAAGTTACAAAGGAGAAAGTATGAAGCCTGTTAATTTCTTTGAAGTAACAGATCGAAAGTCTGATGTTGTTTGGGGTGGGGCGAGCGCAAGCGAAGCCGTCACTTGGTTTAGAAGAGGACTAGATAACACTATCTTTGTATCGGTATGGGACGAGCAGGATATTGAAGAACCGCGTCTCATCACGGACAAGATAGATGTAACCGCGTTGGTCTTGGCTACGATTACAAGCGAACGGGAGAGGAACTAATGAGCGAACTTGAAAGACCCGTAAGGGGTGTAGTTATCAGACCCGACTGTACTTATGAAGAGGTTGTGTTTAAACAACTTACTGATTATCAGAAAGCTATAGATGGTTTCATCACCGCAGTTAGGTTCTATTCTTATGACGGAGTCGAGGTTGCCTGTGGTTATGTGGACGATGAAGGGCTACTCAAGAAGTTGCCACTGAATCCTCTTGGCAGTGCTATCTCATTCCTGTTTGGTAATAGCCCATATCTAGCGGGCAACCTCATTATCGTAGGCAAGGCAGATGCCGAAGGCTACGACACAGATGCCCCTGAGTATCTGCTGGAACTAGTGAGAAACATTTGCGACGGATCCAGACAGGAGAGCGATGTTTAAACAACTTGTGTATACCTTCCTCGTTGCCACGCTTGCCGTGGTACTCAACAACAAGTTGTTCGGGACTGTACCCATTGAACCCCTGCCCAACAGACATATTCAGGGGACAGTTGTAGCCTTCCACGAGAACGAATACCAACGCCACGCTATTGAACTACTGACACAGCGTGGGCAGTTGGAATCGTGGGCGTGCCTCTATACCCTATGGACACGCGAATCAAATTGGAACCCGAAGTCTTTGAACAGGAAGTCGGGAGCATACGGCATCGCACAGTTTATGCCGAAGACTTGGGCGCTGGTTGGTGCGAAGAAAACTAGCAACGGGTTTAAACAAGTAGAAGCAGGACTGCTGTACATTGATCGGAAGTACGGCGGAAATATTTGTAAGGCTTTGGGAAGTAACCTAGGGAGAGGTTGGTACTGAGATGAAAGAACTAAAAGAACCTAAGAATCCAATGAGGCTAGGCTTGAAGAGGCACTTGATTCTAAGTGGACTGACATTCAACGCTGAGGTAGAGCCTGTCTATATGCGGGCAGTTCCGCTAGATGATTTACTAAACGCTGTTCTTGAGTACGTTGAAGAGGGAAAGTTACCCAAAAGATTAACTAACTGATACACTAAGTGTGAAGCACCCGCCCCTTTCGTCGAGGCTACTTGGTCTACCAAGCGCGGGTGCTTCCTTCATTTATCGGTGGAGTAGAAGCCTGACCCTCTGAACGCGATAGGGGGAGAGGACCAAGCTCTACTCATCATTTCGCCACAGTCAGCACAGGAGGGAGTGCTGGCTTCAGCGTGTATAGAACGCTCGACCGAGAGGACAGTCGAGCAGTTTAAACATTTGTATTCGTAGATCACAATGCTAATCCATAATCTAGATGTAAAAATCCTACAAGTTTCATAATCTTACGTGTGTCGGAGAACTCTGTAGTGGCGGGCATACGACGCTCGGACCACGATGGTTCGGGTACGCGGGAAAGGTCGAACGCCCATACACCTTGCGGTGTTGAGTTGATGTAGTAAGGAGTCCTTGAACCTGCTTGGTTCACAAGTCTGCGGTATTTCATTTCTTCAATGAGAAGTTCAGGGTAGTGTGTATGTCTGCACTTAAGTTCAATGTACAAATTCTTATCGTCAGTTGTACAGTCGAATGAATCAAAGGCCCCTTCGCTTTTCTCAAGGTCGGGGAAGTGTTTAAACTTGAGGTAATCAAAGAGTTCTTGTTCTCTCATTAAACCTGTTCACCGCCTCAGCCATACCATTGGTTCCAGGAAATAAATCATCTATGACATCACCATCTTGGTAGTTCAAAAGAGAAAGAATCCAGTCGTTAAAGTAATCAGGCTTTGCCCCTGGAAGACCCTTGCGTTTTGTGGCTACGCCACTAGTCCAGTCACGCACCATTGGTTTACGTTTATGGTCTTTGCGTCCACGATAAAGAAGCACTGGTTCCCAAGCGAATTGAACTGTTGTTGGTCTAATCTGATGAAAGGTTTTAGTCCAAGCACAAACCCGTATTTCTTCATCAACCAACATCCAGTTGAGGTTGGCGGGATTACAACTCAATGCCCAACCATCGGGGTATTCATCAAGGAGACGCTTTACTAAATCAAGGTGCGCTCCTTTACTGTCCCATATATGAGCCTCATCGTGAAACTCCCCATATCTTTTCTTTCCTTGTTTAAAGTAAGGCGGATCCGCATAAGCAAATTTCATTGCCAAGGTGATTCCCCGCCTAAGTTATTCTGCAAGCGACGAAGTGCGCCAGTGGATTTACGATCAGCAGTGGATACTGAACACTCAAGATAGTTTGCTAACTCTTGAAGCGTAAGGTTTTCGTGGTATCTCTTGATGAGAATGTCTTTGTCTTTAATATCTAAGGCTAAGTAAGCCTTCTTAATATCTATCAGGATAGCAAGAAGGTTTCCACCTTCTGCTGGAGCTGCTTGCTTGCGTGGTTGTCCATCGTTAATAAGGTTCTGCGCTGCTTCCAATACTGTGTCGTCAATAATAGAGGAGATAACGTGTGGCAGGAGTTGTCCTATGACCACAGTATCGTAGAAGGATTCATCGCCTACCTTGTAGCCTGACTTGGTTGCCTTCTCTTTGCGGGCGTAACGTTCTGCGTGACGCTTCATCTGCCACGCCATACGCTTCTCGTTGATGACTCGTTGGACTGTGTTCTCTTCCGAGAGTAATTCATTGAAGTGGTCTGCTCGTGCGTAGTACCAAGACCAGCACTCTTGTACTACATCTTCGCGTTCAACGAAGACGCGGTATCTACTGAAGATAGTTTTCGCTACGCTGAAAACAATATCAGGAGCTGACGGGTGTGTCGTTATCTTGAAGTTCTCGTCCATTGGCTCTCTTGTTCATCTCTTCTACGTATCGGTCAGCCTTAAGTCGTTTCTCCATAGCAATTTGCTTGCGTCTCTGGTCTGCTTTGTACCACGAATACTTGTCAGTCATTGTCACCTCTGACAAGTTGAGCAGCAAGATAAAAAGTTTTAGCACGAACCGCTGTGTCGTTAAAGTTGTACTCGTCACTTATCATTGCGTTACGAGCCTCTTGCTCTAAGTTATTAGCAAGTTGATTACGGGTAAACTTCACTATGTGTTTATAGTGCTCTATAGGAATCTCATCTCCATTAGGAAATGCGTATGTATTAGTCATTAGGTAACTCAGGCCACTTCTTATCTAGCACCATAATTGCAATGGCACTGTAGTTAAGCAAATCTATAAATGAGTCTCTAAGTGACTCGTTGCTGGGAGACAGGTTGCTATCAAGGAGGTTATTGATGCGAGCCACCTTGTCCCACATTCGCACTCGGAGTCCGTTGAGTGGTCCACCTGGACTGTGAGCGATGTTCTTCGGGCCGTAATCGTGATGCTTGCGGATGAGCAAATTACCTGCGGTGTCAAGGACTCTCCATACATCGGTGACAAACTCATCATTTACTCTCTTGTTGGTATCAAGCGACAAGTTATCGTTCCAGCTTTGTAGTCTATCGAGACTATTATCATCCCCATATCCATCAATAATCTGGCTGCCTCTTGGAGATCCTTTTTCTTGCTCACTCACTTCACTCCTCCTACTAGGTTGGCTGTTAGGTCCTTGCCATTGGCAAGATAAAAGTCCGTTATGTCCATACCTGGTGGTAATTGTACGATTTGTGAGTTTAAAACCTCACCAGCAACACGCCGAGAGAACTCCATACCAGGATTAGAACCATCTTCTTTAACATCGTTATCGCCTACAACATAGACAACATCAAAACCACTAAATAACTTTGTGTAGTAGGGCTTCCACGCCGCTACTCCTGGAACTCCAACTGCTGGAACACCGCAGTTTGCTTCCATAACTATCGCATCGAACTCGCCTTCGCAAATAACAATGCTTTTGGTTGCAGACATAGTAGCCAGCACATTAAACAAGTGGCTCTTCTGACCGACAGGTGAGCCATATTTAGGCTTACCATCGTCTAATCTGCGGAACTTGAAGCCTACGCATAGACCAAGAGCAGTCATATAAGGTATTGAAATCCAGCCCTCATACATCTGATGACCCTCTATCGGATCAACGATGGTACCTATCTGGTACCGAGCAGCAGTCTCCTCAGATATCCCACGTCCTGCGAGGTAAGCGAGCGCCTCGTCGCTTATTGAGTCCGCGTAATGGACTGCCGCTTCCAGCAGTGATTTCGTTTGCTCTATCGATAGCATCCTTAAACCCCAAGTTCTCCAATTCCATAATCACGTTAATTGCATTACCACCCTTACCGCAAGTGTGGCAGTAGTAAAGGTTGTTATAGGTATCAATTACTGCAGAGCGTCTGCTGTCCTCGTGCATACAGCACCGCACTGACACATTGAAACCTTCCTTTACTTCCCCTCCAAAGTGTCTGACTACATCTGCTATGGGGATTGAGTTTGCATCGGAGCTGGCTTTTGACCTCTTCGAACGAACCACCCTGGTCCAGTCTTGTGCTGGCATCCGCAATCTCCCTCGCATTTCTCGTGGAACTCTTTGGCTAAGTCAGTTTTGCCAATGGTGTTGTGATGACCTGCCCAACAACAACTACTGCAGATCATAACTCTTCAACCTTTTCCTCAAAGTCCTGAAAGAAACTGTTGTAATCATTCTCGTCTTTTGATACTCGAAACTTAGCCCTTACCAAAGCATCCTCTTTTGAGTTTGCTGTAATGACTGTCTCTCTGCGTGAAAGAAAAGTAACTTTGTAGTTCTTTTCTCCTTCAGACAAGGGTTCACCTGTCCATATATTAGAAGATGTTATCTGTCCTTGTGGTACTGGCATTGTTATTACCTTTCCCCATCTCTTATGAGATGGCATATAAGTTTTCTTGCTGGCTCGTATTGGTCTGCGTTTCCACGTACCAATGCCGTCATAACTATTCAGTTTTTTTGCTGACATATTCTGCCCATTGGTCTAGGTCTTGGATTACCCAAGCCTTCTCAACTCCATACTGTCTACGTTTGACTACGACGAAGGCTGGCGGGGTGACGGGTAGTCCGCGAGCCTTCGTGTAGTTGGCTGCCTCAGTCTGGGCTTCCGCCCAGAACTGTGGAAGACTAAGTGACTTACGATTCTTGCACTCAAGAATGTAGGTCTGACCTGCGATAATGGTAACGATATCGCCTTCGTCTGCACTGCCCGCTTTAGCGAGGCGCTCTGCGAAGTGTCCAAGTTTGCGTAAGTATTTCATTACATCCGTCTCGAACTTGGAACCCTTTTGTTTATTGTATGAACTCATACAACTCCTGTGTAGTTGGAGCGCAGAACTGTCCTACCTAAAGCATCAGCATCATTGATCTGACAGGTGGAGAAGTTCACAAATAAACTTGCGTAGTCTTGACCATCTGCCTGATGTTTACCAAAGCGATTCTTAACGGCTGCGACTCGAAGGTTCTTATCAATCGGGTCATAGCCAAGAGTAAGTATCAAAGCTGGAAGTTGGCTCACCTTTCCGTGGATTGCACGGCGGTGAGGAGGAAACGTTCCAGGCCCATACTCACTCTGTTCTGATACGTGGTGCAAGACAAGCACACAGGCTTCTGTCTTGCGAGCCATATCGTGCAGGTCCATCATTATCTGACGGAGTCCTGCCCATTCATTATCAGATTCAGCAGCGACATTCATTAGGTTATCTACGACGATGAGTTGTGGTGCTATTCCATAGAGTTCTATGTAAGCCTTAATCTCATCTTCAATATCATCAAGGTTTGGCGATGAATCAAAGACCCATTGAATGTGAGAGATGTTTTCTAAGTTGTCAGCATAAGCATCAGGGTTATATGAAATCTGATTCTCTACTGTTTGCTGACTATGTCCTGATATGTGAGCAGTGGCGCGAAGCATCACTGTTGCGATGTCAGTATCTGCGGAGAAAAACAGAGTAGGGACTTTAGATTTAATAGCGTATACGAGAGCAAACATAGACTTTCCAGCGTTAGGTGCAGCGGCAACCATACACACTTGACCGCGCCGAAACTTTATGTCCTTTACTTCTAAGTCTTTCCACACAGTTGGAAGAGGCTGCGCCAATGTTTGGGCAGTCCTCCAAGCGCGGTCTAACCTAAGCACTTTCCTCCCGTCGTACTACTATTTTATTTTTTCTTCTTAACTGTTTTCTGTCCCACTCTGTAAGGCCACCCCAGATTCCGTAACGCTCGTTATGGATGCCCCATTCTGCACACTCACTTTGATGGATACAGTTGTTACATATACTTCGTGCGTATATGAGTTCGT